GACCGAACCTTGATAGTAGCGCCATGCGCGCTCGGTCTGCGGCTCGATCCACTCCTTCATCAGGGAGCGCGCGTTGTCGATCAGCGTCCGAACCGCGCCGTTGAACTCGTCCTCGGACATCGGCTCGGGCGCGGGTCTGTCTCCGCTGCCGGCCACGCCGCGCCCCGTCTGGTCGGTGGTCTGCGCCGGATGCTGGTAAGCCTCATGCTCGACCAGGGCCGTTCCCGGCGGGCGCGGGTAGTCCATCATGGCCATCTACGCGGCCTCCGGCGCGGTCGGCACGAAATCGGGGTTGTGCATCCAGTGGACCCGAACGGCCCGCTCTGGATCGCTCGCGTCTACCCGCAACTCCTCGGGCGGGGTGTCGATCCTGATGTAGCGCAGGCTCGTATACCCCTCAGCCTCATCGAGCGCCACCTGAGCTAAAGCGGCCAGCCACGCTGGCACGTCCTGCACCTTGCTGCCGCCCTGCCGGTAGATGTCGGGCAGGCTCATCCGACGCGATGCTCCAGAAATCCAAAGCCCCCAACGGCGCCCAGGAGAACCGCGATCCACACCACGATCAGGACCGCGTAGGCGATCCAATGGAACGGCGCTGGAATCTTGTTCTGGGAGCAGAGCCAGACGACTACGCAGGTTGCCAAGGCTGCAACGAGCAGACCGAAGATCGTCATCGGCGTAACCTTTCAACACGCTTGCTCGCGGCTATACAGCCGATTGCGGCGAAAGTCTACGGCAGCTCTAGATATGGTGGTGTCACGCCACCCAACGGGTCATCTCCCGGTTCACGCGCCGCTGCGGCACGCGCATGTAGCGGCTGTTGCTCTCCGTCGCCCGCGGCCACTTCACCCCAAGCATGGGGTCCAGGATGCGCGCGAAGGCGTCGAGCATGTCATCGTGGATCGAGTACGGGTGCGCGGTGTACTCGTGCCGCACGAACTCGTCGACCATGTCGATCATCTGCCCCCGATCCTTGCTCGCCACGAAGCACGTCGCCGGCAGGTACACGCGCCGCTGCTCGAACAGGGGCGCCAGCGCCTGGATGCGGTCGAACTTGGCCAACGTGCCGCCGAGCTCGGTGATGTCGAAGCGGTACTTCGCCCGGTCCTGCTCGATGCGGATCGCCTCGACATCGGCCATGAGCCCGTACTGCTCGTAGCCGATCGCCATCGGCTTGAACTCCTTATGGAGCCACATCACGAGATTGATCCTCTCCACGAGGTTCAGCCGGTCCCGGCAAAGCCAGCGGACGTAGTAATTCTGGTCGGCTGCGCAGGTGATCACGACGACCGCCGTGTAGTCGGATTTCTTTTTCTTCGCGTTCGCCGGGTCGATCAGCACGTAGGTGTTGCCCTCAGCGTCTCCGGTGTAGGTGCGCAGCCATTCCGCCCGGAAGCCAACGTTGCTGTCCTGCACCGGGGACATGAGCATTTGCGAGGAGAAGACCCATTGCCCCATGTCGCGGCGCTTGGTCTCCAACTCCGCCTTGGTCAGCAGCACAGGCTCGTCCCCGAGGATCGCCTGCCCGGTCGCGGTATGCCCCACGATCGGCAGCGCCGGGTAGATGCGCGGGATCGCTGATCCGGCCTCGATGATCGCCCCGTAGGGATCGCCGAAGTGGTAGCGCGTGCCGCGCATCCGGCGCCGGCCGCCACGCTTGCCCAGGTTCAGCGCAAGGCGCCATGCCTCGAGCACCTTCTCGCGCATCTCCGGGCTGCCGACGTTGTCCTTCGTGACGATGTCGTCCATGTCCAGGATGCCGAAGTGCTTTCCGGTCGGCATGCCGTCGACTAGGCCCCACGCCTCAATAGTCGATTCCTTCGGGTTGCCCCGGCGCTTGACGACTAGCCCGTCGTCCTCCGACCACTTGGGCGCTTCCTTTTGCGGATCAGCCCACAGAACGTCGGGAAACAGCCGCTTCAACAACTCGTTGCTCTCCATCTCCCGCTTGAGCACACGCAGGAACGCCTTCGCCATCGGGCGCGTATGGCTGAAGATCCCGATCGTCTCCTCGGGGTCCGTCAGAATGTCCTGGAGATCCTTGCCCAGCCCAACGGAAGTTTTTCCGTGCTCTCTCGCCCACAGATCCAGATATCCGTCTGGCCGTAGCTGCACCTCGTCGCAGCGATCGAGAAACCACTGCTTGTCGAGATCCTTCCGGCCGCAGCAGACCACCAGGAGGAACCACAGATCCTTGAGGCACAGCGCCCGCATCAGGTCGGGCGACTTGCGGGCGAGCGCCTTGCGCGCGGTCTCCCGCGCCTCAGCCAGCGTCCGGCGGTACGCCATCGTCCTCCTCCGGCGGCGCAGCTTGCTCGATCAGCTTCATGTCGGTTTCGGTGTCGTCCTGGAACAGGGTGGCCTCGAGCGCGTCGAGCAGCGCGCGGTCAGCTGGCGAGAACTCAAGGCGCACGGTCTTGGTGTGGTTGACGTTGAAGTCGCCGCTGCCGTGGATTTCCTTGCGGTCACGCCACAACCCCGGCTGGCGGTTCTTGAGCCAGATGAAGGCGGCGGCAGTGTCGGGCGGGAAGTGCTCGGTGTAGTGCACGATATGCTCGGACTTGACTTCGACAGGCCGACCGTCATCGCCAATGTAGGTCTCGATCTTGGCCACGATCTTGACGGCGGGTTGGGTCCATTTGCCGGTGGCCTTGAGATAGAGGGCTGAGGCGACGTCCTCATCGGCAGGGCGGCGGCCTGATTTCACAGCAGCAGCGAAGGCCGGATACTTCCGAAGCCAATCTTCAATGCAGTAGTCCGACACGCCGAACAGCCCCGCCAACTCTTGGTTTGTAGCCCCGAGCAGGCAGGCTTTCCGGGCACGTTCGTCGAACTCGGGGCGATACCCGGGGGGCGGGCCGGGCTTGCGCTTGGGGCCTGTCGGCGGCGCCTTCAGCTTGGTGGAGGGTTTGCGCTTCATGGCGGTCACCGTGGTCCTGCCGACGGCGGGCGCGGCTCCCAGTCGTCGTTGATGCGGAGCCGCCGCTCCACCGCGAGCAAACGCTGCCGCAACTCCTCGACGCGCGTGTCCTGGACGCTGTTCTGCTGGAGCAGGATGTGGCCGTGCGCGCCCGCAGCCTCCACCGCACGCTCGATGGCGGCCAGGCGGCGATTGATCTCCTCGAGCATCGCCAGGCGGGTCTTGTCGCTGACCTTGGTGTCGTCGAGGCGTTGGATCTCGCGGGAGACCCGGTCGTCGAGCCGGCCGTGAGCGGACTGCAACGCTTGGATGGTCTCACGAACTGGCGCGAGCGAGCGGTCGATCTCGGTACGCTGGAACCCGAACCAATAAGCGGCCAGCAGGATGGCCCCAATAGCAAGCGAGACCATCGCATTCGTAACGAACGGGTTGCTCCCGCCGCCGTTGCCACCATTGCCACCGCCGTTGCCGCGGTGGTGGTAGACGCGGTGATAGCGATAGTCCGCGTCTGGATCGTCGGAACTGCGGCGCGGCGGCGGCTGCGCCTTGTGCACGGCGCCATTGCCGCTCCCTGCGGACCACAGCGGGAAGGCCAACGTCACCGGCCTCCCCCGCCGCCACGCGTCTCCGCAGGAGACCCGGAGCGCGGGGAGAGGTATTCGAGGATGTTCTCCTGCCGGTAGCGCGTGTTGTCCGCTTGGTCCTCCAGTTCCTCGAGCTTCTCCTGCTGGCGCGCCAGCGCCGCAGAGAGGGTGTTCACGCGATCGAGGAAGTCGGCCACAATTGCACTCCGGGTTTCATCCCGTCGCGTCAATACCTGATTGAATTGATTTAGGATATCGATTTGCAACTCGCGGCGCGCCTCGCGCTCGCGCTGGACGACCGCGTCGATCCGGGAATCGATCTTCTGCGCCCAGTAAACACCGACGCCAGCGGCACCGCCGAACGCCATCGCGACCGGGATGATCACCCGCGCCCAGCCGTGGCCATTGCTGCCGTTGCCGGTCATCAGGCCAAGCCAGTCCGCATCATCTTGGCGAGGCGCGTCGCCCGGGCGCCGACCTGGCTGGCCCACTTGCTGTCGAGCATCTGCGTTGAGGCTCCAGCGTAGTCGCCCGCCCGCAACGCCGCGCGTAACTTCACGAACCGCATCAGCCCAGGCCCGCCGAGGTTATGCGCCATGTCCACGAGCACTGCCTTGCGTTGGTCCGCAAGGCTGTCCCACGCCTCGCCCGCAAACACTCGGGCAGCAGCATCAGCGTCCCGCAGATCACGCTCGAGTAGCATTTCGGCTTCGTCGGCCGAGATGCCCTTCCGGTCCAGCGCGCGACCATAACCAATGGTCAGATTGCCAAGCGTATCGGTATAGACCTTCAGGATTTTGCCCTCGTGGAGCTTCACGAGATCCCTGGCAATGTCAGCGTATGACCGTTCGCTCATCACCCGACCCTCCCCGCGAGTTCGCGCACGCGCCCGGCGGCCCGCGGCGCGTCCAGCCGATCGAGCACGCCGGCCACGACCAGCAGGGCCTCGAACACGAGGCCGCGCAGCAGGCGCGCTAGGATCAAACGGGCACCGGTCATTTGATCACGACCTCGCGGATCACCGCCCCGCGCCGGTCATGGAACCGCACTACCCCCGGCGGCACGTTCGCGTCCTCGCGCAGTGGGACGCCCGCATAGTAGCCCGGCCTGCCGTGCAGCATGATCGAGGTAGCCATCTCTGGCACGTTCTCGCACAGGAAGCGCTCCATCAGCGCGATCGTGCCTGGCTCGGCCCTAGCCTCAACCGCGACCGGGTTCTCCTTCTCGATCCTCTCCATCTTCTCGATCGCGTCGAGGACCTTGCCCAGCGTGGGCGTGTCCTTGCTCTCGCGGGTTGTCGACGCCATCAACGGCGACATCCCGAAGTCAGGCCAATAGATCTCGCCGTGCCACTCCTGGGGCTTGCTCATAACCACCTCACCACCTTGCCCGCAGCCTCGAGAAAAACCGGCAGCGCCGCGGTGACCACCACCGCCGTAGCGCTTGGCGATCTCGCTCACGTCAGCATCACCGCGCAGCAGGCGGTCATGACGACGCGGGCCGAACGCATCGCACCACCAGATCTGGGTAGGCCTCGAGCATCACCGCGCGGGCGCCAGCCTCGGTCTCGGCCCTGACGATGAACACCCGAACCTCGGCGACCTCACGCGTCGGGCTCTGGCTGACCGAGTGCGCGGCCACGAGCCAGGTCATGACGCGGCTCCGGGCAGCACGACGCAGCGGATCACGTGCCAGGCGCGGGTCGCGCAGCCGCCGCCCTGGCAGCAGAGATGCAACCGTCCGTCGACCGAGTATTCGCCCACGACCTTGCTGGCCGGCAGCGGCGTCCACTGGCCGTGCACGAGCGCCTCGTAGCCGGGCTCTCCTGGCACCTCGCGGTGCGGGTAGGCGGCGCAGTCCTTGCCCCCGCAGCAGTCGATCGGCGATGCCATGCCGGGCCGCCACAGCTTGAGGCCGGCGTAGATGTCGTGCGCGGCCGCGGGCCATGAGGCTAGGATCGCCAGCATCAGCGCCAGGCCCCCGATCATGGCCTGAGCCTTTTCCCAGCGGTACTTGTCCTCGGCGAATAAGCCTTGCCACTCGCGGCGGATGTGCCGGCTCGTGGTGTGATCCCAGCCGTTCTTGTGGCCCTTGCTGGTCGCCGCCAGACGGAAGCCTGCCCCCCTTAGCGATGCACCGCCTTCCTCAGGCAGCGTATACGTGATCAGCCGATGGCCACCCATCGCCTGCCAGATCCGCCAGCAGCGCCCGTACAGGAAGCTGTTGACGTTCCGCGGAGCGCCCGGCCGCACACACGTCCGGCGGATCTCAGCTGTCACGCCATCGTGCAGCAGGCGCGCGGAGGTGCGGCCGACGATTGCCACACCCCAGAGCACGCCCTCGTGGTCGTAGGCGCCGATCGCCCACTTGCCACCGTCCCGCGCCGTGCGCCTACTGTGCCGGTGGTAGCGCTCGACGAAGTCGTTCGCCTCGCGTAGGCCGAGTGGCATGACGCGAAACTCAGTCAAGGTGCCTTGCCCGCGGACTTCGCCGCCTCGAACGCCTCGCGCGCGGCCCGGTACTCGGGACGCATCTCCTCGAGGCGCGCCAGCGCCGCCGCCTCGTCGATCTTGCCTGCGTTCGCCTCCTTGAGCAGTTCCGCCAATTGCAGGCCCTGGCGCGTCGCCTCCGCGATCGCGCCGATGATCAACGCCAAGGTTGCCGGGTTCATTTGGCTTTCTCCCGCTGCTCGAGGATCAGCAGCACTGCCACCGCCGCCTGGCTGACCGTCGAGATTGCCGCGCTGATGTTGACCGGTGGCGGCCCGAGGCAGATCGGATCGGCCGCAGCGTTCGCCAGGTCGATCCTCTCGATCTCGGCGTCCGTGAGCAGCCCCGCCGCGACGTGCGGGGTGATGTTGCGCAGTTGCCCGGCGTAGGCGCGGCACGCCTGCTCGAGCGAGAGCAGCGCCACGACCTTCGGTGGGATCGGCGGGGGTTCTGACTGGCCATCGGTGGTCTGGCATGCAGTGCCGGTGAGCGCAAAAAACGCTATCACGCACCAGGCGGCATAGTTCCTCATGCCGCCACCTCCTGCCTACCGCCGGTCTTGCGCATCCATGCGACGGCTTCGCGCTTGTCCTGCGCCCTTGCCCGCGCGATCTCGGCTTCGACATCTGGCCCGGTCCAGCCAGGGGCAAGTCTGCGATGCCGTGGCAGCGCCAATTTCAGACTGGTGAGAGCGTCCGGGTCGATCGCGCCGACGCCGTATACCTCGTAGCCCAGATTCGCTAACAGGCCAGCCTTGGTTTGGCAGAATATCGCGCCGCCCCAGGTTCCGCGCTTACGCCGCTTCTGCACGATCCATTGCAGGCCATCTGCGGTGACACGCCAGCGTTCATTCAGCGCCAGCGGCTCGCGTTGCAGATCCGTGGTGGTGGCGTCCAGTTGCAGCATGTCCATCAGGCCCTCGTCTTCGGGTTGTCGAGATCGCTCATGAGCTCGATCAGGTTCTGCAACAAGGCAATCACCGCCGGCGCCAGCGACAGGCCCGCCGAGTTCAACAGCAGTTGGGCAAAGTCCGTTGCAGGAATGTTGATGCCGACCGCCTCTGAGACGCCGGTCCCGGTCACGAGCAGGAACCCGACCAGCGACTGTAGGTAGGTCCGCACAGTCCGCACCGCGATCTGCCGCAGCTTCGTCATCGGGACGAGTACCAGATCAGGCGCGCCTGGTGGCGTGGCTACGAGCGTTCCAG